CTGAGATGAGGATATGGCGGTGCAGCTGGCGTTACCAGCAAAATCAGGCAACTGACTACCAGCAATAATATATTTGCTGGCATTTCCGGAGCGAGAGCCGGTGACCGATACGCGGAGTGTCGTGGTCGAGAACTTCGGAGGCGCGTAATAGCCAAAGGGCAACGAGGTAGCTTTTTCCAGTGCACCTCCGCGGACAACATCAGAAAGCTCAACACGAATAAATTTAGAGCGGTTAGGGTGCCCATCGCCCTCTAAAATCAACTTTCGGTCGGTTTCACTCCAACTATAATATTCAGTACCAATTTGGGAACCAATATAATTTGGAGAATTAGGATTAAGATTTAGATTGTCAAACCTCTCCATAACTTGAACAGCGTTATCAGAGTCGCTAATGCTTCTGATTACCACCGAAAATGTGCCGTACTCGCTGGTGGTTGTGCTCGACGGACGAATTTTTTCAATTGAAACTTTACAGTGCTTCATCAGCCATTCGCCGTGGCCGCGGCCATGCAGACGGAACAACTTTTGCATGTTCTCTGCTTCATAATCGGTTGGGGCGCCGGCGTTCTGAGCGATGAACCAGCCCGCAACCGCTTCGCGGGCAGCTTGGCCATACATGTTGCCGGGGCCCTCATCATCGGATCCACCCTGAAGCTGAATGCCTAAGATGACACCCACAAGCTGGCCAGAGTTAAGGCCGGCATCTCTGATCTCTTGATCAAAAGTCTCGCCAAGCCACCAATCCTTCTCGTTGGTGTAAAAATCGCCGCCGCGGCGCAACATTGGGTTAGTGCTGAACTTCCGACGGATATAATCTTCCGAATTATCATTCATCGAAAAGGTGATCTTTTCAGTGGCGCCCGTGCTGCCGCTGATTTGTGCGGTGAAGGTGCCGTTTGCATCGGAGAGGATCATTGCGTTTGATTTTGTGTCAGTGACGTTTGGCGCCACAGTTCCGGAGGCGTTGCCCCACGTATTACCTACGAGAGCCATTCCGCCATTATCATTGTAAAAGACTGCAGCTAATTGGAACGCGTTACTGCCAGTAAATGCCCAGGCGCCACCGTGAGCGCTCAGTACGGCATTCGAGCCAGAAGGTGCAACCCAGAGGCCGAACGTTCCACCGCCGCTGTTTGTGGTGCTAAGGAAGCTATCCGTCTTCCAGCCGGCCTTAGAGCCGGCTGTGGAATCGGCGGAATCGGAATCGTGTCCAAGCAAACGAATATATGTAAGTGGCGCCACGTTTGATCTTAAGAACGCCTTTGCTGCATATGTACCGTACATGGGGGACTGAAGATCCACAGAATCGCGGTATACATCGCCGCCGGCATCACCCGGAACCGTATCGCCAAACACTTCAACAAACTCTGAATATGATTGAACTTTTACCGGCTGCATGGATATCCCGCGCTGAGCGCGACCAATAACAACTGGTCCGATTGTGTCTGCCGATTTGGGTATAAACGAGTTATCAATCTCGTTAATAAAAACCCCTGGAGACACGAACTTAAAATCTTTTACTGACATTATTAATTCCCTTCCTTCTTAAAACAAATGACGTAGATCGTTTTTGCCATCAAACTTAAATAGTATTTTTAATTTCAAAAGGCGCTAAAAGTCCTGAAGTAAACGTAGAATATGCATTTCTGTTCATGAGGAAAACCTATAATAAGCTTTTCAACTCAGGAAGCGCTCTTTAGAGCTAACTTGAACGTACATAATCGCTGGCATCAAACGAATCTTGCCTATCCTCGTCTTCAATAGAATCGTCCCCAAAGAGAGCTTTGAGGGTCGAGGCTGTAAAAGTGGTGTCTCCTGGGAACACCGCCTGTTCAGTGGGATACGTTACTTCAACAATGTTTTCATCAATGCGCACAATAGGTCTATCATCATTTTCCCCCTCTCCAATAAGGTACCCCAGAACTCTAATAGTAATGTCAGTGCTGAATATACGTGTGTCCTCGCCTAAGCTCGCGACATTATTGTTGTGGGTAAAATTTTGTTCGATAAACGCCTCGTAAAGGTGACCGTTCCTTCTCATGACAAATGAGTTGATTTGGCCCGTGCGTGCAATAAACGGCGTCATCAACTCATTCATCTGTTGTTGATATTCGGTTTTAATGACAATCTTATAGTCAATATTGACATACACAGGAATTGGGATTGAAAGAGATTGAATTACAATTTTTTTATTAGTGCGTGGAAAATATTGTTGTGGTTTTCCACCACTGTTTGTGCGTGTGCCGGTCGCTACTGCAAAATTACGCGTTTTGTCTTGTTTAATGCGCTTGGCTAAAACCACTCGGCCGCTACGGCCATCATATTTATCCGAGAACAACTGAGCCTGGAATGCTCCCTTTTTCGCTGGATCTTTTGCAATATTTGTTCTTTCGATACTGATCAGGGGCAGTTTAAGGGCGCCGGAGTCGTCTCTGAGGTCTTTTTCGTTTTTAATTTGGTATGATCTCTCTGGGGCCTGCCACAAAACCGGCACCCTGAGTGGACCTTTGTTTGTTTTTGCGCTTAAATCGAGATCTTCCTTAACCCACGAAACAAGAGCGTAATCGATAGTCTCGATAGTGGAGGCCAGCATCCCTAATTCCTTAAGGGTGCCAGATTTAGTGCCAGGTGGCAGCATTGCAAAGCTAAAATCATCAGGTAGCATCAAAAAGTCCCTTTCTTGCTCTTCTGCATCTTGCAGAAATTTCAAACCCATAATCGACTTGGCCAAAAAGCTTGCGAGATTCGACCAATTTAACGATCTCGTAATAATAACTACCATATAGAACAAAATCGCCCTCTCGCACATACATATTCTGATCTTCTTGGAGGCGCCTTTCGTGAAAATGAACATTTATCTCCCACGTTTTGTCAATTCCGGCACTCTCCATGTATTCCGTTGAATAGTCGGTAAATTCCACCAAAGCATATATCCGGATGGGGGCCAGGTACGTCTTCTCTATGGCTTCGCCGTAAAGATCGTGAAAATCGGTTGTTTCCATGTCTATAGGATAATAGAGGATCTGTTGACCAATGACTTTTTCAATTAGTTCGTCATTAACCTGTTTGACCAGGTCACGCTCTTTCTTTCCTAAAAATAGCGGAGGTGGTGGATTTGTAGGCCGGTTCCATTCATCAGACATTACTTATCACCCCACAAAAATCGGCAAAGGCGATCCCTTAAATGTAGTTGCTACTGCATCTGATGTTTCGGCATCGTACTTAACAAGCTCCTTGTATTCAACCTCTTTGAGCATTTCATGCAGCTTGTCTTTTAGAGATTGTTGTTCTTCTTTTGCTTGAGAAAGCAATTCAGAATGATTTAAAGTCACACTTTCGCCTGGAATCGGAATGGTCGTAAACTTGCCTCGAATCTGCCCCAGCATCTCTTTGCACAAGGCTAAGGAATATTTGCGGATCCACTGCTTACCCATTGAATTGATGTTTTCATACGGCAAGTTATCGAAAGGCAGCGTATTAAGGTTATTTATGCCCTGTGTGCCATCAGTAAAGTCAGGATTAGTTTCCCATGCATTCTGGTCATCAACATAAAACTTAACCCATATGCGATTGAGATCGGAAAAGTCCCAATAACCAGGATCCGGATATAATCTAAGCTTGTTATTAATAATTTCATAAGAAAAGTGCGATGTCCGCGTCCATAGCGAATCTTCGTACATAACTGCTTGCATTTTGTTTTGCCACGTCGGAATAAGCTCAAATGTCGAGTCATCGGCGAATTGACCATAAGTGTTCATGTTCCCCACAACCCCAATACCGCCGTAATATCCGTAAAATCTCCACATGGCACGAGGGGTCTTATAAAAGACGTGGGTAATGATAACCCTTTTGGTGCCCACTTTCCCTGAAAAGGGCACGGCGTTCCCGCCGTCATCAACTCCGCTGGAAGAGGCTGTTTCTATAATCTCCTGGAGATCATAATCTTGTCGTTTTGACTTCGGCTGAAAGGACGCTGAATATTGAGGGAGTGCGCCGCCTAGGCCGCCGACAGAAATCATTGTATCCCCCACTTTTCTTGAATAGGCTGCTTGAAAGCGAGGATAACGCAGGTTAACCGAGCTGGGGCCATCAGTCAAGTCCCCTAGGTGGTCAAACGTTCCTGTGGTGTTCCCTAGGACACTAGAAAGAACGTTCTTCCCTTGGTGCAGGTTAACTATGTAGGAATACTCTAAGACCGCCTCTTCATACGCCGCGTATACATTCGAAGGTGTAAGTTCGATGTCAACGACATCGCCACCGAGCTTTTTATAGACGTATGCAACTTGGGAGGAAGCGCCACTGAGGAACATGGCCGAGCCGGTGTACATTCCAAACGGCAGGCCTGTTGATACTAGATCTGTGCTGCCTGTGGACGTGAGGACCACTGTGTTTGTTTGTGATTTGGGGCTAAGATTGGTCGGCATACATAAAGGCTCCTACTCCATAAATAGTAAACACAACCACAAAACTCGCCACTCAAGAATGGTTTATTTATGAGTTGTGGGAAGTTGTGGTCTTAGTTTTGGTGGCCTTTTTAACGGCCCTCGTCTTGGTTTTTGTAACGGTCTTGGGAGCGGGTGTGACTACATCAACCTTCTTTTCTACCGCCTTGGGGGCTGGCGCCTCTGCCACTTCCTCCACGGGGGTTGCTGCCGCGGCCCTTCTTGCGATCAATAAGCGTTTCCATTTCTTACCCATGTTATAATCTCCTTGTTTGTATGTATAAGGTACCTAATAAGTAGTTTCCTACATTACAAAAACGGAAATCTCAAAAATTTACCAGGGAAAAAATTTGACAAATCAACAATTTTAACTTTTCTTTAAAAAACAAAAAACCCCCCTGAAACCAGGGGGGTTTTTGGTGGTCGTTAAACCTGATTATTATCAGGTACTACCAGACTCGCCTAAGAGCCCGCGGACGACAACGAGGCCGTACATATCGGGACGCACCATCTTCTTGGCATAGCGAGTCATCACGCCCTTACGGGGCACGAAGTCTTCGGGGCCAAAGATAGTAGGTGTGGTCTGTAGTGGCACGTACGGTGCGTACACGTATCCGCTTTCAAGGAAAGAGGAGCCGCGACGGCCGACGAGGACGACATTGCGCAGGAAGTAAGGATCGACATAGACGTCGAACTTCTTCGTAAGCGCGCCGACCTTAACAGCACCAACAGAGCCACGCTCATCATCAGCAGTGACGGAAGCGCGGAACCCAGCGGTGAACTCAAGGATGTTTGCAACTTCAGGTCCGCAGACGATAAAGTTAGCACCACCACGTAGAGTCTTACGATGGATTTGCGCAGACACATCATTAATGGTCTCAACAAGAGTCTCATACCATTCACTGACTGTACCGGTGAAGTCCGGAGCCTTAGTCGTGGAGCCAATTTCGGCGCCAGTCGTACGATTCACAAACAGACCCGGTGAGCGGGACCAGAAGTAGGTACCAGCCTTTGCACCGCGGATGAGGTCTTCAAGGATCTCGCGATCAATCTCAAGAGCAATCTGCTCAGAGAGAATTGAAGTAAGCTCAACTTCGGCATCAAGGTTGTGGTAGGCGTTGAGGTCTTGACCCAACTCCGGTGTCCACTTAGCCTTGAGCTTCTTGGTGACAGCCGTCACAGCCACGGAATCGACTTTGATGTCGATCTCGGGGATGCTCTGGTTGTTCTCAAGGCCCCACGGATCGTCACCGATCACTGAGCCAAGAGCGCCACCAGTGATGAAATCATCATTAATGGGCCAAGATGCCGACACCACAGTCGCCGGATAATCGGCGCCGCCGCCAGCATGCGAGGAACCAGTAAGAACCTCTGCCAATTGTAGGGCGGTGGCTGAACCATCATAAGACGCAATAACAATAAGAGCATGAGTCTGAGCACCAGAACCGGTGATGCGAGTCAAGCGCTTAAGCTGTACGCCATTAATAGCCGTTGAGCCAGAGTTACCAAGCCTTCCCATACCGCCATGTCCGGAAGCACCGGAAAGTACGATTGCGGAAAGGTTTCGGTTATCACCCGAATCGAAGTTCGCGAGATCGCTGAGCAAGATAGAAGCAACGGCGACAGTGGCAGTTCCAGACTGCGACTCAAGCTCGGGGTCATACTCGCAAAGCTTCGGAACATCACCAGCGGAAGAACTATATGTACTTGCCGTGATGAACGCCATCGTTAGGACGCCCGAGCCGGTCGGTGAGGAATAGCCGTTGTTCATGTTGTACGGACCTTCTTCAGCGTTCGTTGTACCTATCAACGCACCACTGACGATGCCCTTCGCAACACGACCACCACCATAAAGCGACTCCTCGTCTCCAAGAGGATCACCATAACCGAGACGCGGGAGACCCGCACCATTGGTTGAAACAGTGAAATCCATGAAGAAGATAAGACCACTAGGTAGACTCATCGGCTGAACTGAAACGAGTTCATTGGCTATGAGGCCAGCGAACACGCGGCGGACGATGGGGAATGCGACGGCTGCGAAGCCCTCTACATCACCACCGGCCATGGTGCTACTCTCACGAAGTAGCTCCTTTGCTTGGTTTTCAAGCAGGCGCGCCATATTTTGACGGGTAGCATCTGTTGTCATACCTTCGAGAAGACCAGTCTTCTCCCACTTAGACAACAGAGCGTGACCCTCTGCGCGCATATCACGATTGACAACTCCTTCGGTCAATCTTTCGATAATACTAGACATTTTAAAATCACCTCCTTTATACTTTTATATGATTATTTTATTCCAGCTAATCTTTTCATACGATCCTGAAACGGATCATTTGAAGGCACCTCTTGACGAGTAGCCCGTAACACAGTAGACCGACGACCAATTGCCTCGCTCAGTGATTGTGGGCTTTTCCTTGGAGCGGCCTCCACTGTGCTTTGAAGCGTTTCATAGATCGTTCTTGCTTCTGCTACTGAACCAGCGCTGGAAATAGCTTCGGCAATTTTATCTTTTTGCCGCTCATTTAGGGAGGTATTTCTCAATACTCGGTTCGTATAAAGCAAGCGAGCATTGGAAAGATTCACTTCTTGTAAATTCCCCCTTAGCTCATTAAATGCTTGCTTATATTGTTCATTGTGCTCTTTGAGTTGATTATTTTCTGCAACCAACTCTTCTTGAGCTTTGTTCAAATCTTCTAAATCTTCTTTTACATCATCGGTCTGAGCACCGGCTAACGCCCTTTCTTGCTCGTGCTTGAGTTGTGATGTGGGGCGGCCGGCCCAGCCGGACAATTCTGCGCCCATATCGACGGTAAGTTTTTCGAGGATGGAATCTACGAGAGAATCGAGGCTTTCGTCAGTTCCGCCATATCCGGACGTGGCATCCTGATTGGTAGCCGCCGATGTTTTAAGGGCGGTGTCATCTTCGTCTTCCGCATCAGTGTAAGCGGCATCGGCAACTGGGCCGCCGTCTGCAGCTTCTTCAAGTTCTTCGTCGTCTTCCGAAAGAATATCAACAATGTCTTCTTCGGTAATTTCGATTTCCTCATCTAAATCGTCGCCAAGCGCTTTCACTGCTTCTTGGAGGGCGCCAAGATCGATGGTGACTTCAGTTTCTGTGCTCTCTGAGGGTACATCGCTCAAGTTTGTACCGGTCATGTCTGATAGCCCGATAGTGGCAGCCAGGGGAATATCGTCACCTTCGACAATTTCCTCTTCAGCTTCTGGTTCGCCGAATGTGTCCTCCGGCGCGTCGAAATCGGGCTCAGGTAGTGGCGCGTCGTCGAGTGGGGCCCCTTCCAAATCGGGAGCTAGCACACCTTCTTCTTGTTCCAGGATTGTCTCCAAGGTTTTCTTAACTTCGGTAGAATACTTTTCTATAACAATATTCTCGGCATTTTTTAATGCGGTCGCGCGCAGTGCCTTTGCATCAACAATGGCCTCAGAAAGCATATCAGACATAAATAACTCCTAAATGATAGTAATTCAAAATAAATAGTGTTATTTTGAGGTAAAGGCCGTTTATTAAGTACCCTTTGTCCCAATTATCCACCAATTCGTTCCGTCTGACTGCACCGTTCTGGATGAATAATTCATTTTTATTGTTAAAATGTCGGTTAGGTCTATGGTTCCCTCGCTTACCATCAACGTCACCGGGTGGGATTTTAAGTTATACTTATCTGTGTTTGTTTTCTTCACAATGATCACCCGGCCTTTATTATTGCAGGCCGGCGGAAGGATTACTGATACAGGATTTTCAAAAGAATTGCATAGAATAGTGTAATCAGAAGCTTGTACTTCGTAGCTTGCGTCTTTGGTTGTTTTTATATTATAACTCACCGCGCCATTAGAATTTAAAGCTTTTTCAATATTCAAGTTTACTGTTGAGGTTGTGCCCTCCACCACTAGGGCACTCTTGGCGGCATCAAAAGATAGTTTTGGAGTGGACACAAATCCATTATTTGCTTTTAGCTGAATATGGCCCGGGCTGCCAGCCGAGGTGGGGATTTTAGTTTTAATGTGATTTTCGTAAAAATTTATTAGTGTGGTATGTCGGACGTCGCCCAAAGAAGTATCCGCAACCAACAGCAGATCATCATCACTCAAATTTTGACCTTGGGCATTAATCGGATCGCTCTTGGCCGGATCCACGCACAGCACGTTGGAATTAATAGAGATGGCACCGCAAAGACCCACTGAAACACTTAAGCCCTCATCGTCAACAATCATCCCATTTCCTACTTTTACCTGCAATTGATTTCTAACATTTTGCAAACCAACTCCGTGATTAACGAAGTCTGCGCCGATCGGCCCAATAAAGCGATCTGATGGAACCCGGACAAGACCGCTAGCGTCCCCACCGATTGTATTTGCGGCGATGTTTTTAACATGTAGCGTGTCTCCGTCAAACAACAAATTACGATTGGCGACGGCCGTTTTATCGCCCATATATGTTAGCACCGAAGTGGGGCGGCCGCCTTTGACTTCAGTAATTGCGACGTCTTTCATGGTTGCGCATGGGCTCTGTGCGTCCGTATCATAAAAGACACTAGCGCTAATTGTGTTTTTAAAAACTTTTATGCCTCCAATCTCCTGATCTGCATGCTGATCCACAGATCCTTCAACTGTTCCCTTTAAGACATTATATGCCATACCACCTATTCTCCTTTGTTCTCTTTTAAGTAGTACAAAAAAAAGGATGCCTCCCAAAAGAGAGGCATCCAAGAAATGAAAACAAAGTTTTCAATTTCTTTAAGGTTATCTTACTTGATAGCCCACTTGTCTCCACCAAGGTAGACGAACTCAACAGCGCCGCTATCAGACATGATAACAACTTGTGTTTCACCATCGATGGTTTGGGAACCAGCGCGTAAAATGGTAAGCTCGTAGGTGCTAGCGTTAGCTGGCGCCTTGACCGAAACAGTGTCGCCTGCGTCCGGGGACGCTGGGAGCGTCCAAATACGAGCAGCACTGAAGATGGCTGAACTGAAGTTCATACCCTCGGCAAGAGTGCCCGCGGAGTCTCCGTGGTTCGTCGGCGCCGGGGACGCGTCAGATGAAAGAACACCATTGGTAGCGGTAAGACCGGTACCAGCCATAGCAGAAACAAGGTCAGCAATGCTTTCCTTCTTAGAGCCGTTACTATCATTGGCGTCAACAATAGCAATGCTATCGTTAGCAACGTCAACTGCAGCAGCGGTCAACTCGTTAAGATCGAGCGCAAAGACACCCGAAGCCGCAGAGAGGCCGTCGCC